TTTGTAGATTCTGATATATATTTTAAAGCAGAGTCTATTATTAAAATGTTAGATTTAGATAAAGAATTAATATCAATTCCTTACCCTTTAAAAACAATGATGTGGGATAAACTTTATGATAAATGGAACAAAGGTGAAGTAAAAAATCCTGGGGATATACATAGATGGTTAAATACTTATCCTATAAAAGTAGAGAACTCTAAAAATATTAAGTTAGATAATGGTGTTATGGAAGTTACACATAGTCCTACAGGATGTATGTTAATTAAAAGAAGTGTGTTTGACAAAATGATAGAAAAATATCCAGATAAAAACATAGTTCAAAAGACTATTATAAATGGTGAGTATATAGACAGGCCTAATCTATGGAACTTTTTTGATTGTATACATGACCAAGAAACTAAGACATATATGGGGGAAGATTTCTCTTTCTGTAAACTTTGGAAAGATGTAGGTGGTAAATGCTACGTCTATATTAAGGACCCTATAATACATGTTGGTGAACACCAATATGAGGGTTGTTTTCTTGATGAGTTGAAACCAAGCAAGTAAAATGGTATTATTTTAATTTAAGATCTTAAAGGAGAATATATTTAATGTTACAATTCTTACCCTATGCATTAGCCGCTTACGGTGGTTACAAAGGATATAAATCAAGTAAAGACGCAGGTGGTTCAGGAATCCAAAGATTATTAGGAGGCGCTACAGGAGCAGCTTTAGGTTATTACGGTGGTCAAGCAGGTTTAAAAGCATTTGCACCGCAGTCTTTTGCAGCTTTTGGAAAATCAGCTCCAACTTTTTTACCTCAATTATCAGCACAGGGTAGTGATACTATTTTTAAACAAGCAGTTAAAAAAGAAGGTGAAAAACAAGTAGAGAGAAATATGCTTCAAAAACTTTTAATGAGACAAAGATATGAGGGAGATACCCCTACAGGAGAATTTGAATTTGATCCTACAAAAGCAGGAATTGCAGCAGGTGGTTTAGCTTATTTATCTGGAGCATTTGAACAACAACCAATTGATCAATTTCAACCAACTTATAATTTAGGTTACGCAGACTTTGCTAAGAACCAACCAGGTTATTCTTATATCGATCCAAATACTGGACAAGAAAAAAAATATGAAAAAGTTTATATACCTGAAGCAAATAGACCCGATAATGTAGAAAGAATGGGTCCTTACGAAATTGCAAGAAATAAATTTAACACAGGTGGGCTAGCTGAAATAAAAAAATTTAATGAAGGTGGTATAAATTATCTTCCATCAAAAGTCTCGCATGACGAAAACGATGCAAACAATTATGTCAGAGCTTCTGGATATGTTGAAGATGGAGCAGGTGTAGGGAATAAAGATGAAGATACAATGTTAGCTCAACTAGCTGATGGGGAATTTGTGACACGTGCAGATGGAGTGTTAGGTGCTGGCATAATTGCTGGAGCTAATCCTAAAAGCATGAAAGATATGAGAGAAAAAGGTGCTCAATATTTTTACGATCAACAAAAAAAGTATAAAAGAGTGTTTGATTTAATTAAGGATAATAATGAAACAAACAAAGAAAAAAATTAAACCATTAGTAAACGTCTTATCTGTGGAACCTAAAGACATTGAAAGATTTTGGCCTTTAGCTGAGTTTATGGTAGCTGAAGCTTTAAAATATTCTGGTAATTATGCAGAGCCAAAACATATTTTTGATTTCTTAAAGAAAGATATGATGCAGTGTTTTATAATGTTTGGCTCAGATGAGTTTGAAGAAAATAAAGTTTTTGGTGTTGGGGTTACTAGAATATCTGAAATGCCAAATTTTCAACAATTAGAAGTTGTTATATGTACTGGTAAAAGAAGGGACTTATGGGAGGATCAATTTGTTGATATAATAACTCAATTTGCAAAAAGTAACAATTGTAAACGATTGTGTCTTTGGGCTAGACCAGGTTGGGAAAAAGTTTCCAAAAAATGGGGATGGCAAAAGAAACACGTTCAACTAGAGAAATGGATTAATAAATGAGTTTTATAGGCGGATTATTTGGAGGCGGAGGCGGTGGAGGACAATCTACTCCTTCATCTCAAACACAGTTTGTAAGAGAAGCACCAGGTATAGAAGAAAGAAAAATAGAATTAATGGATATTGCGCGACAGGTAGCGCAACAACCAATTAACTTACCTGATTATCAAGTAGCAGGTTTAGGTGCATTAGAACAACAAGGCATTACAGCAGCAGGAAAAACTGGTATTGGAGGAGCTGCAGTTGGTCAAGGAATTTCAGGAGTACAAGGAGCAATGGCTCCAATAGGTGCTAAACAAATATCTCAATATTTAAATCCTTATCAACAGTACGTTACTGATGAAATTGGAAGACAAGGCCAAATGATGCAAAACAAATTAGGAGCTACAGCAATTAGTTCCGGAGCATTCGGTGGTGGTAGAGAAGGTGTTCAACAAGCAGAACTTCAAGGTAGAACTTTATCTGAAATGGGTAGAGCACAAGCTCAAGGATTTACTACTGCTTTAGGCGCAGCACAAAACCAACAAAGAATTGGTTTACAAGGCGGACAATTATTAGGAGCGCTTGGTGCACAACAACAACAAATGGCACAAGCAGATTTACAACAAATGATGGCAGCTGGAGGTTTACAAAGACAACTGGCTCAACAAGCTTTAGATGCTAAGAGACAATCAATTTTACAGCAACAATACGAACCTTACCAAAGAGCTGAGTTCTTAAAAAATATTTATGCTGCAGGACCAACATCTCAATCTTCAATTACAATGGGAACTGCACCAGGAGCAGCACCGTTGGCACAATCAATAGGTACAGGTTTAGGAGCGTTTCAAGCATTTTCAGGCACAGGGCAGGCTTAAATGAATAAAGTTTTATTAAGACCTTTATTTAGAAAGGCGTACTTAAAAAAAACTGAAAAAAAATTACCTGTTAAAAAATTTAACGTAGGTGGTTTTTCTAAAGTAGAAAAAAGAAATTTATTATTAACACCTATTACTTCAGCATTATTACAAGCAAGAAGAATGCCTGGCGAAAGTCAACTAGGTTCTGTATTTAGAAGCATAGGTAAAGGTATGGAAAAATTACCTCAAACACAATTAGCTATTAAGCAAATAGAGTTAGAAGAAAAAGCTAGACAGGAAAGAAAACAAGATAAAAAATTTGCATCTTCCAAAAAAGTATTAGATCAAGATACAGGTAATGTAATTTTTGCAGACGAAGAAACTATTCAAACAACATACTCATCAAAACAACCAAATGAATTTAGATATGTTCCGGTTCCTGATGCTGAAAAAGCAGGTAAACCTATGAAAGTTTTTGATACAGAAACACAAAGTGTAGCATATGCTCCACAAGGAGATATTTTAACTGCTAAAAATTCTAGTGGAGAGTTGAGATATTTACCAGTAGGTAAAGAAGAATCTTTTGTTAAAGCTTACCCTATTATAGATGGTGTTCAAAGTGATACAGCTGAGTTCGTAACAAAAGCACAAATTTTAGAAAACCCAAAAAGTTTTGTTCCTGTTGAAGGTAATTTAGAACAGATGATGAAAATAGGAGATATACAAAGAGAGAAAAAACAAAAATCAGATGCAGAAAATGCTATGTTAGCGGCTAGAGATGTTGGGGAAATTATTACTAGAATTGAAAAAGATGTAGCTAAACAAGGTGCTTTCACTGGTAATGCAGCAGATACAGTATTAGCTATAACAGGAATGACAGGATTTATTGATTCTTTTGTAAGTAGAAATAAACAAAAAGAAGGCAAGCTATTTACTCAACAGTACCAAGATACCGAAGATGCAATAGGTCAATTGACAAATGAAGACAGTCCAAACTTTAATGCAAAAATAACTGCTTACTTAAATGCACCAGAAACACAGGCAGCAAAAACATCTATCATTAATTTAGCTTACGCAATAGCTAAAGCTAGAGAGCCTGGTGGAAGATTTAGTGTACCTGATATTGAATTAGCTTTACAATCAATTGGAGAAAGTTCTAACAAACAAACTTTCTTAGCAGGTTTAAGAAGAATAGGATTAGAGATAACGGGTAGAGCACTAACAGATTATGAAACTATATTTAATGTTACAAGAGATGAAATACCAAAAGGATATAACAAAGTTGGTGATCAATATAATTATTTCTCAGGCGTACAATTTACTGAACAGGATAAAAATTCTATCAATCCTAAAAATTTATTTGGAGCAAACTAATGGCACTTTTATCAGTAGCAAATATTGATGAATATAGAAAACAGTATGCTGAAGAATTAGCTGCTCAAGAAGAAAAATTAGGGGCACCTATAAGTAATGAATTAATTACAGAAAAAATTTATGGTGTTATATCTCAAAAAGCAGATGTAGATTATTATTCTTTTTACAAAGCTTTTAATCCAGATGGTAAATATTCTAATATAGATTCTTTTAGAGAGACACTTAAAGACAAAGATTTAAATGATACTGAAATTATTAACAAAGCTTACGGTGAGTTACAAAACACAGGTAAAGTAAGATTTAAAGATTTTGTAAATACCTTTGCACCTAAAGAAGAAGATTTAAATGAAGCTGTTAGAAGAGATTTTAATATAATTGGTTTAAATATACCGGATGTAGAATATTCGGTAAAAGAAATAGCGGAAATGAGAGGAGTTAATCCCGACACCGATGTAGGATTAGCAGAAGTAGGATTTGCACAAAGCCTAGCAAGAAATGATGCAAATGAAGTTTTAGCGTCTAAAAAAGTTTTATCAGATTATTTTGGCCAAGAAATTCCGTTAAGGTACGGCCCTGAAACCGAAGAGTTAGAATTTTTAAATCCTCAGACTGGAAATTATGAACTATTAAATAAACCAGGAATAGATGCTGGGGATGTTGCAAAGTTTGGATCAACTGCAGCAGTAGTAGTTCCAGAAATAGTTGCTACAATATTTGCAACCGGTGCTACAGGACCTACTGGTGGAGTAATTACTTCAGCAGCTACTAGTGCTGCATTAGAAACAGCAAGACTTGCTTTAGGTCATCAACTTTACGGTATCAATCAAACAGAAAAAGGTTTTACCGATTATCTTAAAAACGAAGGAAAAGACATAGCTGTTCTTAACGGAGCATTAACAACAGGTGGTTTTACTGTGCCTAAACTTTATCGAATGATCAAATCATTTAGAAATATGGGTAAAATAAATGCTTCTGATTTTGGTGGGACAATTAAAAATGCAGAACAAGCTCAACAATTAATAAAAAAAATAAATGATAGATTAGTAACTTTAGGCACTAAGAAAAAATTAAAATTTACATTGGGGCAAGCAGGAGATGACGCTGAACTACTAGCATTACAAAATGCTTATGAAAGCAATCCTAAATATGGTGTAAAAGGAATTTTTGATAGTTTTAATAAAGAACAAGCTGAAGCATTAGATACCTTTTTTCTTTTAGCAAGTGATCCATATAATTACAAAGGTATATCAGGCAAGGATAATATTTTATCAGACGAGTTGGGTAAAAAAATACAAAATGTAATTCTTCAAAGATTAGAACCTAGACAAAAAATATTAACTAAAGCTTTAGAAGCAGCAGAAACAGATTTGACTGAAGCAGTTATAAAACTTCCGGGAGGATCTCAAAAAGAAGCAGGACAATCTATTAGAGGAGTAATTGATACTTTGTATCAAGATTTTGATAAGCTTTACGACCAAAAGTACACAACTCTTTTTGCAGCAGGTAAAGGGAGAAAAGTAGGCACTGACATAATAAGAGAAGCGGTAAAGAGTTTAAACAAAAGACAAAAAGATACATTATTTAAAAAATACCCAGATATAAAAAGTTTTTTCAATGCACCTAAAGGTAAAACAGTATCAGTTAATACGTTAAAAAATACTTTAAGTGATTTAAGAAAATTTGATAGAAGTATTAAAAAGGGAACATTACCGATAGAGGGAGAACCTGTAGAGGGTGCTGTATCGAAGTTAATAGGATCTATAAAAGAACAATTTAAAAAAAGCTTAGGTCAAGACGATGTTTGGTATAAACAGTTTAGAACACTTGATCAGGAATACGCTACTAATAAAAAACTATATAGAGGGACTATCGGTAAATTATTACAGTCTAAAGATGGTGTTTTAAAAATAGCAGATGAAGATGTATTTGCTCAAACCTTTAAAAAGGGTGCTGGTCAAGAAATGAGAATAGATCAGATTTATGAATTATTAAAAAGAAAACCAGAATTTATCCAAACTTACAAAGACTCTATATTAAAATCTTATAAAACATTTGTAGATCCTGCAGACACTGGAAAGATTAATTTAGTAAAACATCAAAAATTTTTAAATGATTACAAATACGCTCTTGAAACATTCTTTGGTAAAAAAGGTTATAAAGAGATTACTAAAGTTGGTAATCTAGCAAAAAAAGTAACTGAAACATCTCTCAAAAGAGATAAAATAATGAAACAATTAGGGACTACTACAAAAGGTAAATTAGAGAATATGGATCCAGATAAAATTTTTAGTTACCTATACAATAATAAATCACCTACAACTTTAAATAAAGTTATGACGATTATCAGACAGGATGATAATTTATTAAAAGCTTTTCAAACAGTTGCCAAGGACGATTTAATGTTTAAAGCAACTAACAATAGAGGGCAATTTGTATTCGATAAGTTTGCAGATTATATGAAAAATAATAAACAAATTTTAGAAAGAACTTTTGCTGACAACCCTCAGTACGTAAAAGATTTATCTTTGTTTAGAGATGCTTTGGAAATAACAACTAGAAAATCAACTCAAAAAACTATTAGTAAAGCAGAAACTGCTTTAAATGATATTATTAGAGCTAGACTTGGACAATTTACAGTAGCAGGTAGAACATTTACCGCTTTGAAAAAAATATTTAGATCAGACATTGATAGACAATTAGCAGAAATAATGACAGATCCTAAAAAATTAGATCAACTTCTAAGTTTAAAGAATGTGAAAACAACTTCAGATACAGCTAAACAAACTATATCCAGACTATTTGGTTACTATATGTTTGATGAAAAATTCTTTGAAGATGATGAATACAGTCCTTTAATTATTGATGCAGTGAATAATACACAAGTATCAGAAGCAGTAATTGATGCGCAAGAAGGAGATGATTCAGTTGAATTAGCAGAATTAGAAGGTGGTAAACTACCTTTAAACTTGACAGCAAGTACAGCTGCTCCAGGAGCAATGCCACCAATGGCACAACCTCAAGGAATTGCAGGAGTTCAAGCAAGACAAAACTATGAAGCAATGTTCCCTGATGATGCTTTAGGAACAGCGATATCTAAAAGAGGAATTGCATAATGGCTAAATCAGCTTTAGAAAAAATTGAGTCTCACGAAAAATTATGTAGAATAATGCAAAAACAAACACACGATAGAATGGAAAAAATAGAAAGTTCTATTGGAAGAATAGAAAAAATATTAATAGGCTGTGCTAGTGGTTTACTGGCTGGCATGGGTTTTATAATTTTTGAACTCCTAACAAGGATATGATATGCCAGTTCCTATCGGATTACCTTTATTGTTACAGGCAATAGCAACCATAGGTGTCGGTGGAGCTGTAGGATATAAAGCACAAAAAGATTTACAACCAGTAATAAAATCGTTAAAGAACAGTCCGGAAGATATGGATAGTTCAGAATTAAAAATGTTACGGGCACTATTGCTGCCTAACCAAGCTGTAGCTCAAGAGTTAAAAGATATGACTACTTCAAAATCTGTAGGTACTACAGGAGATGGAACCGTTATAGGGCCTAGAATTAGTGATATTGAAAAACAAAAAAAAGATTTTGAAATAATTTTAAAACCACCAACAAGAGCACCCGAGCCAACTAAACCAGTTATAGAAATATTTCCTGATCAACCAAAAATAAAACAAGATCCTCCTATTCAGCCGGAAATAGATTTAGAAACAAAAGAAACGTTTCCAGATCTATCTGAAGAAACAAATAAACCCCAAATATTTCAACAAAAAGAAAACAAAGGTCTTGTAGGAGTAAATTCTCAAGAGGGTGGAAAAATAATTAAAGATGTAACTGCTGGAGTGTCCGCACAAAAGGATACTGTACCAAGCTTATTAGAACAAGGAGCATTAGCAAAACCAATTAAAGATTTCTTCAATGAAGATAATCAAGTGGTTAATTATAAAATTGGTGACACTATTGGAGCTTATGGAGGAACTGTTGAAAGAAGTTTAGACATAGAAGCGAACGTAAAACCTGATTTTAACATAGATACATTTGGAGAAGTTATAAAACAAAGAGCAAAACAATTTAACCAAGACGCTGTGTTTGTTGCTGAATCGGTTCCGGCAGATTTTGAAGGAGCTAACGTAGGCTTTAGTTTAGATTTTGGTTCTGATCTTAAAATGAAAGATGCTCTAAATATATCTGATCAATTATCTGAAACAGCTCAATTAGATGGATTTACTTTTAAGGTTAAAAACTTAGATACATCTGGTTCATCTATATATTTACCACAAAATATTATTGATGCAGAGTTGGCAGAAAAAGCTATTAAAAGGTATGGAACAACCGATGAAATTAATAAAGCAGGTTTTATGATGCCTGATGGTAAAATGTTAAATTTTTCAATGAATGGAAATGTAAGGGACACCGAACACCGGAGAATCAATCTAACTATGGGCGGTTCTGATGTAAATGATTTTGGACCAATGTATGATTTTATGAATAAAACAGGTGCTATAAGATTAACGGGTAATGCTAATAGGCTTTATGCAGAATTATCTTCTAAACCATCTAATACACAACTAAGAAAAATTGTTGATGAATATAACAATAATAGAGAAAGATATGATTCAATGATTATAAGTATTACAGTTCCCGATAAAGAAAAAGGTAGTGGTCAGTTTGGTCAACCAAAAATAGAAGCACAAGAAAAAGGTATTGATCTAAGAAAACAAGATTATAGATTACCGAATGAAGCTTTTTACGAAGTGAATGGAGAGAAAGCAAATGCTACAGATATTTTAAATAAATTTAAATCTACTGATGTAGCAGGTAAAACTTTTACTGGCATAAGACAATTAAACATTCCTGATTTTTCAAATATTTCAGATCAAGAAGCTTTACAAAAAATAAGAAATTTACAAAACAATATGGGTCAGTTTATTGAATCTACTGGATTAAAAACTCTGGACAAACCTAAAACAAAATTTTATAACACTAAACTATATACAAAAGGAAAAGATTATTAATGGCTACAGTTAAAGGATTATACGATTTAATTAAAAAAGAACAAGCTGAAGGTAAACCTATAGGCATGTTTGAGCAATCTATCATTGATGCTTATGAAGCAGACAAAGAAAATAAAACAACAAAAGAAGTGGATGTTTCATTTGTAAAAAATAAAGATGAAACTAATTAAAAAATATCCTTACACACATTATAATCGTTTTTCAGACACTACCGGAAGAAAATATTTAGTAGGTCAAGCTAAAGTTCCAAGTGTAACAACAATACTATCAGCTACTAAAGACAAACGCTTTTTAGAAAATTGGAGAAGAAAAGTAGGTAATGAAGAAGCTGATAGAATAATGAGACAAGCATCTACTATCGGTACAGAAATGCATCAAGTATTAGAGTACGCGTACAACGGACAAGGATACTATAATGCTAATGACGAAACGGGAAAACAACCTAGGATGATGGCTAAAATAATATTACAAAATTTAAAAATAGAAGAGGTTTGGGGCAATGAAGTATCTTTAGAATACGATAATCAGTTTGCAGGGACAACGGACCTTGTAGCATTAGCTTACGGTAAACCATCTATTGTAGATTTTAAACAAGCTAACAAACCTAAAAGAGAAGAGTGGGTTGATGATTATAAATATCAACTAGGAGCTTATTATTTAGCACACAAAAAAAACTATGGTCCTATTGAACAAGGAGTAATTAGTATATGTACAAGAGCACTCCAGTACCAAGAATTTAAAATGAATGAAGCAGATTTAATAGAATACGGAGATAAGTTTTTAGAAAGAGTAGAACAATTTAAAAAGTTACAATAACCAATCTTTAAGTTCTTCTTCACCTAAAGTTTTTGCAGCTATCTGTCCTTTTATAGTCAAAGCTTTCATAATTTTTTCATCAATAGTATTTTCAGTTATAATATCAATGATTACAACAGTTCCTGTTTGGCCCGACCTATGCGCTCTATCCTCAGATTGTTTTCTCACTTCTAAATTGTAATTGTTAGAAAAATAAACAACTGTATTAGCAGCAGTAAGTGTTAATCCATAACCTCCCGTTGTTGGGTTGCTTACAAAAAACCTTACCTTAGGATCGTTTTGAAATAACTCTATAGCTTTTTGTCTGTCTTTAACTTTAGTGGCTCCATAAATTTCAACAAAAGATTCTTTTCCATATTTTGTAGTAAGAAATTCTTTTATTTGTTCTATATTGTAAATGTAATTAGCCCATATAATTATTTTATCATCTGTTTCATCTATAATTTCTTCTAAAGCATTAATTTTTTGCTTACCAAACTCCATCATTTTTCCATCATCATCTTTGCAAAACCCGTTAGTAACTTGATGTAATTTTATCATTTCAGTTAGTTTATTACTAAAAGAAATGGTTGAGTCTCCTATAATTGCTAACGCACGTCTTCTTAATTTTTCATATAAAATACCTTGTTCACTAGACATACTAACATATCTTTTTTGTCTTACTTTTGGTTTAAGATCTAAACATTCATCTTTACGAACCCTAAAAGAAAATCTATCTAATTTATGTTCTAATTCTTCTATATTTTTATAATATTTAGGTATACTAATAAAACGATTAGCCCCCATTTGTATTTGGTGCATTTCTGCATATCTATTTCTAAAAGAATAAAAACTTTCAAAACCTAATAGTTTAGGGTCTAAAAAGTAACATTGAGAATATAAATCTAAAGGAGATTTAGTTACTGGAGATCCAGTTAAAATCCTTCTAAATTTAATGTGTTTACTTAGAGATAAAATGTATTTAGTTCTTTTGGCCTTTGGATTTTTAATTGTAGTAGATTCATCTATGACCGCAAAGTTTTTAGGAAATTTTTTTAAATAATTTTCTGCTTCCTTAAACCCTGTTTTTCCGCTTAAAGCTTCAACATTCATAAGAAAAATTTTTAATTTTTTACTTTTAATAAACCAATTCCAGGTTTTAGGTCTATCTAATTTCCATTGAAATATATCTCTCTCTACTACATCTGGTAGGTGCGCTTGTATTTCTTTACTCCATATAGTGTACACAGATTTAGGAGCAACAATTAATACTGTATCAATTTCTTTTTTTAAGTATAAATACCCTATGTTATCAATAGCTGTTTTAGTTTTACCTGTACCCATTTCCATAAAATATGCGTACGAATTAACTTCAGCTGATTTATTTAAAGCCGTCCTTTGATGTTCAAAAGGTTTGGTCTTATACGGGTACTTCCATTCCATAGAAATTTTATAAATTTTTTTCTTGCATTAATCAAGAAAATAATTATTACACATACAGGAGGAAAATATGGATAAGTTAGATATAGAAAAGTTCTCTACAATTGAATTAAGTAAAGATGATGTAAAATCTATTACTGTTAAATGTAATGAACTTAAAAGTCTTCATAAACAAATTGAAGATAAAGACGAAGAAATTTCTCAGTTAAAGAAAAAAGCTAAAGAGTATGAGGAAAGAATAATTCCTGATATGATGCAGGAGGCGGGTGTAGAAAAACTGGAGTTAAGCGATGGTGTTAAGGTCGAAGTAAAACAGTTTTACGCAGCAAAAATTCCTGAGTCAAGAAATGATGAAGCTTTTAGTTGGCTGAGGGATAACGGTCATGGAGACATGATCAAAAATATCTTAACAGCAAATATAGATAAAGGTAAAGATAACCAAGTTTCAGAACTTATTAAAATTTGTGATGATCTAGGCTTTGCTTATTCTCAAAAACAAAAGGTAGAACCAATGACACTTAAAGCATTTGTTAAAGAACAAGTGGAAGAAGGTAAACCGGTTCCCTTTGATATGTTTGGGGTATATATTGCTAATAAGACAAAAATAACGAACAAATAATAACGGAGTAACTATGAAGTTAAATGATAAAAAAGAAGTCGCTACTCAAAAAGCGGGTGGTGCTGTTGCAAATATAAATTTGGAACAATTTGCAGATGAAGGATTTGAAAATGTAGACTCAAAAAGTTTAGCTCTACCATTTTTAAAAATCCTTGGTCAATTATCTCCACAAGTAACGCAAGGAGATTCTCAATTCATATCAGAGGCAAGACCTGGTATGATTTTTAACACTGTAACTAATCAATTATATGATGGTCAAAAAGGAATTTCAGTAGTTCCATGTTTTTATAAACTTGAGTATATTGAGTGGAGAGATAGGGGTATGGACGGAAGTTCTGCGCCCGTAAATATTTATCCTGCAGACAGTGATATAATGTCAAAAACTACTAGAGACGATAAAAATAAAGACAGGCTTGAAAACGGAAATTACGTTGAAGAGACTGCTTCACATTACGTTTTAATAGTTGAAGACAAAGATGTATCTAGCACTGCTATGATGACTATGAAATCTACTCAAAGAAAAAAATCTAAAAAGTGGAATTCAATGATGATGTCAGTGAGAGAGAAGAAGAAAGATGGTTCCGGGTATTTTAAGCCTGCACCATTTACTCAAATGTACACTCTTAAAACTGTATTAGAAAAGAATAATTTAGGTTCTTGGTACGGTTGGGAGATTGAACACCAGAGTACAATTCAATCGAACGATGTTTTAGAGTCTGCTTATAATTTTTATAAAAGTTGTAAGCAAGGAGCCGTAAAAGTAAATCACGATAAAGAAGAGTCTGTAGAAAAATCACCATTCTAATATGGACCTACTTGACAAGACCCTGGAGGAGTTTGTAGAACTCTTCCAGGGTTCACTCACATATTTTGGAGCTTCTAAACCATTAGGCCAAACGCGTAGCCGGGATGGTAAGCAAGAATTCAGGCATTGGGTTGAACCCAAACCTATGACTAAGGATCATTGGGTACAACATTTAAAAGGAGAAGCTTACTATGGATCAGTTCCCATTCGAGATGATAATACATGTAGTTGGGGGGTCATCGATGTTGATCGCTACAATATACAACATAAGGAAGTTATATCAGTTATACGGAAAAGGAAATACCCGCTCGTCCCGTTCAGATCAAAATCCAACGGACTCCACTTAATTTTATTTATTGATGGTGTAGTGCAGTCTTCGGACATGCGAAAAAAATTAATAGAGCTTGCTTCTGATTTAGGAGTAAATGATACCACTACAGATATTTATCCCGCTCAAGATAAAGTAGATCTTACCCCCGAAAAGTGGGACGACAAACATAAGGGAAGTTACGTAAATCTCCCATACCAAAAAGCACACATGACAACAAGAGTTGCTATGGATGATGAAGGTAATTCTATTAAGTTAGAAAATTTATTTGAATTTGTAAAACAACACAGGCTTGATCCAGAAAATTTTAAAAAACTAAAAGTATTTCAAGATGATGAAACAAAAGATTATCCTCCTTGTGTTGTAAATTTTATGAAAAATAAAGTACAAAAAGGTGAGGGCCGTAATGATGCTATGTTTAACGTAGCCGTATTAGGTAAAAAAATTAATCCAGATCCTGTCATGTACCAAGATTGGACTCGTAAGATGATGGGTAAAGTATGTTCCGAAGAATTACATCCAAAAGAATTAGAAAATATTTTTAGAGGAGTTGAAAATAAAGAATATGCTTATAAATGTAAAACATCTATTGCAAGAATGCATTGTTCATCAAGCACGTGTTTAAGACGTAAACATGGTATCGGTGCCAATGAGGCATTACCCGAAGTTGGAAAACTTGTTAAAGTAAATTCATATCCTGAGCCTTATTGGATTTTACCCATACAAGGAAAATCAGTTCGTTTATCTACAAAACAATTATATCAGCAACAATTATTAGGAGAGCAGCTGTTAAATTATGATATTGTTTGGAGGCCTTTAAAAGCTACTAAAAGAGATCCAGATCCTTATAGAGATTGGCTTGAAGAATTAGTAACTAACAAACAAGACATGGAAGGTTTTGATGCTCATGAAGAACAGAGCGATGTATTTAACTCTAGATTATCTCAATTTTTGGAAGACGTTGAGGATACAACAGAGTTTGATCAAATAGACTCCGGGAATATTTGGATTGATAAAGTTGAGATGAGATTTAAATTAGAAACTTTTAGAAAATTTATGAAGAAGATGGGTTACAATTGGTCTGAAAAAGATTGCACAAAATTCTTAGAGGCAGGGGGAGCAATACCTAAGAAAAAATTTCAAAACATTGATACACGTCATTGGGTTGTGGAATTACCAAAACAAACAGAACATAAAAACAAAGATGTCACATTCGTTAAACAAAAAGCTGCGTGGGAAGACAATTAAAATATTTGGACCACCAGGAACAGGAAAAACTGAGAATCTTTTAAGAAGAGTTCAACGTTTTTTAAAACAAGGTATTTTACCTGAAGAAATTTGTTATATATCTTTTACTAACAAAGCTGTTGATGAATGCGTAAGTCGTATTCGTAAAAAATTTAGTGAGTATGATGAAGACTCCTTTAAGTATTTTAGAACTTTACATAGTTTAGCAAGACAACAGTTTGCAGAAATACCCGTGTTAGATCCTAAGGCAGATTTATTAATGTTTCATACTCAATATGGAACAGTAAAAGTAAATTTTAAAAATGAATATGATGATGTTAAAGTTTATAATAATTGGTCGCTTCAAATATATGACAGGGCAAGAAATATGAAGGTTGATCCTGTTTGGTTATATAAACAACAGCCAAGAAAAGCGGTGCGTCTACAGCAGTTCAAGTCTATTATTGCGGGATACGAGGAGTTTAAAACAATGGAAATGGAGAACGGAAACCGGACACCGGACAGATTAGATTTTACAGATATGGTAAAAAAGTTTGTAGAGGATGCCGGGAGACTTCCTATAAAAGTTTTAATGGTAGATGAAGCTCAAGACTTAACCCCGTTACAGTGGGATATGGTCGTTAAAATTGCACAAAATGTTTGGAGAGTTTACATAGCGGGAGATGACGATCAAGCAATATACGAGTGGAATGGAGCTGAAGTAGAATACTTTCAAAGCTTTCCTGGAAGAAATGTAATTTTAAAAAAATCAGTAAGACTTAACAAAGACGTACATTTTTTTTCTAAATGTTTATTGTTAGGTATGAAAAACAACAGAGTAGAAAAAGAGTTTTATTCAAATGATAAAGATGGGGCCATATATTATTGGAATACCTTAAAAAAGGTACCATGGAATTTAACTGGTAGTTGGTTAATTCTAGCACGCATTAACGATGTTAAAAAAGAATTACAAGAAGAGGCTAGGAATTTATCTCTTTATTATCAAGATGTTAAAGGTAACAAATCTTTTGACATGAACCAGTTTAAAGCTATTCAATATTGGGAAAAAGTATGTGAAGGAGGAAGTATTACTAGAGAGGAAGCTTGCATTATGTATGAGTATTTACTAAACATAGACCATGGATTTAGATCTCAAGATAGTAAAAAATGGTCGTTTGCTCATCCTAATCAGGTATTTAACTTTGACGAATTACATTTAAGATGTGGTATGACAGATAGTAAAGGTCCTTGGTTAAAAGTTTTTAAAAGAAAATTTAAAGAAAAAGATAAGCAATATTTTTTAAAAATGATTAAGGAGGGGGTAGATTTAAATCAACCTCCTAAAATTATTATAGACACAATACACCAAGTAAAGGGAGGAGAAGCAGATAATGTTGTTCTATCTAGTAAATGTAATTTTCCTTCGCACTTCGAGAAAAAAAATTTAGCAGAAAAAATAAAAGAACTTAGGGTTTGGTATACGGGTGCTACCAGATCAAAGGGAACACTTCATTTGTTAGGCACTCATCATCAATTTAATTTTCCATTAGGAAAATATTATAAACTATACGAGGCTAATTATGTCAGATAAAAATATGTTCGATGAAGCTTTTCCTCAAGATAAACAAATTGGGGGATCTCACTACCAACACTACCTCATTCAACCTTATGAATTTATATCTAAAAATGAACTTACATTTTTTCAGGGAAACGTTGTGAAATATGTTTTGAGATATCCTTATAAAAATGGTATAGAAGACCTTGAAAAGATTAAGCACTATTGCGATTTAGAAATTAAAAAAATTAAAGATGCCAAAAAAGAAAAGTAAATTTATAAAGTGTGAACGTTGTGACACAACATTTGCCGTAATTGTTTATGAATATAATTATTATTGCGCTGATTGTGCATTGTTTGAATTAAATATACCTTTTAAAAAAGCAATATCAATTGAAGACGCAAATTTAAGTAGAAAGAAACAATGACTCATCAACTAAATTTTATCTATAACGACTCTGATTGGGTTTGCCCTGCGGAGTATCCTGATTTATCTAAAGCAACTGAAATTGCAATTGACTTAGAAACAAAAGATCCAAACATAAAAACAAAAGGATCCGGTTGGGCAACGTTTGATGGCCACATAGTAGGTTTTGCTGTTGCTGCATTAGATCAACAATGGTATTTTCCAATTGCACATGATGCGGGAGGTAACATGGATATTTCAATGACAACCGCTTTTATACAAGACATTTTAAAACTACCCGCAACTAAAATATTTCATAATGCGAGTTACGATGTTGGTTGGTTATTGATTAATGGATTTGAAATAAGAGGTAAAATTATAGATACTATGATTGCGGCCGCTGTAGTGAATGAGAATAGATTTAGTTTTAGTTTAAATGCTTGTGCTAAAGATTACTTAGGTGAAATTAAAAATGAAACTTTTTTAAATGAAAAAGCTAAGGAATGGGGAATAGATCCGAAAGCAGATATGTGGAGATTACCCGCAGGATATGTTGGTTTTTATGCTGAACAAGATGCGGCCTTGACCTTAAAATTATGGCAAAGACTTAAACATGAAATAGTAAAACAAGATCTTCATGACGTATGGGAAATGGAAATGGAATTACTTCCTATTTTAATTGATATGAGAAGACGAGGGATAAGAGTAGACATTGAAAAAGCTCATGCAATAAAAAAAGAATTTAAAGAAAAAGAATCTATTGTTTTAAAAAAAATAAAAGATGAAACTACTATTTCGGTAGATATTTGGGCCGCAAGATCTGTAGCGCAAGTTTTTGACCGTATCGGTGTTGATTACCCACGGACAACGAAAACCGAAGAACCAAGTTTTACGCAAAATTGGCTAATGAATTGTAATAACCCGATAGCGCAACTAGTAAGAGAAGCAAGAGAAATAAATAAATTCCATTCAACATTCATAGACTCCATTTTAAGATACACTCACAAGGGTAGAATTCACTCTGAAATTAATCAGTTGAGATCTGACCAGGGAGGTACAGTTTCGGGGAGACTATCATATTCTAACCCAAACCTCCAACAAATTCCTGCAAGAAATAAAGAGTTTGGAGATAAAATTAGAAGTTTATTTTTACCTGAAGAAGGTAGGCAGTGGGGGAGCTTTGATTATTCACAACAAGAACCAAGACTGGTTGCTCATTATGCGGCATCAGTTGCAAAACAATTTCCGGGAGCTGAAGATTTTATTCAAGCTTATGAAAACGAACAAGCAGACTTTCATCAAATAGTTGCTGACATGGCGGGAATATCTAGAACTCAAGCTAAGACAATCAACCTTGGTTTATTTTATGGTATGGGTAAAGCTAAACTTGCTAGAGAATTAGGTATTGATAAGGATAGTGCAGAAAGACTTTTAAATACTTATAATGATCGCGTGCCTTTTGTAAAAAAATTAGCTGTTGAGGTAACCTCAAGTGCCTCTAAATATGGTTTTGTTAGAACCATTAAAGGTAGAAAATGTAGATTTGATATGTGGGAACCATCTTCTTTTGGGATGAATAAAGCAATGCAGTATGAAGAAGCAAAAGCAATTTACGGGAATAATATTAGACGTGCTTTTACTTACAAAGCTTTAAACAGACTAATACAAGGATCAGCCGCTGATCAAACTAAACAAGCGATGATTGATTGCCATAAAGCAGGTTACATGCCACTACTCCAAATACATGATGAATTATGTTTTTCAATTAATGAAGAAAAAGATATTCTTGATGTAAAAGAAAAAATGGAAAATGCAATTGATACATTAAAAGTACCATCTAAAGTAGATATTGCTTTAGGTAAATCTTGGGGCGAAGCTAAAGAATAATTTAGAGCGCAGTATCCTTAGGAAAAAAATGTTTTTTTTTTAGCTAGTCTAGCTAGCTATATCTAAAAGACCTTTTTGTGCGTCTTCAACACTTTGATCATTAATCTTAACTCTAAGCTCTTTGATCTTGATATCGATCCACTTCATATCAGGAGTTACTCGACCCTGAACCAATGCTTGGTTGGCCCATTTGGACTCCAACTGAAGTTTCTCCGATATTAACTTTTGTAGTTGCATCTCGGTCAACCTCCTCGAAGGTTAAAAAAAGCATATTTGGATTTTCAAAACCCGCACCTTCTTTTTCTGTTACATCCCCTGAGTCAACCTTCTTTACAAAATCCTCAAGGACGGCTGTATCGTTCTTGGCCTCAAGCATCTCATCAATATATATATTTTTATATTTTGCTTGGACGCGATATAGCTTCATAAGGTATTATATATCAAAATGTGATAGGATTGCAACTATGTGTTAATTTTGGGTTTAGGAAGTGGGATAATAGGTTTTGAAACTTCTACTGCTCTACATTCAAATTTAACAACAATTTTGTTATTTTCTACGTATTCTCTATCAAATTGCTCAGTTTCTTCTAATGATTTAAAAGTACCATGAGCAACTCTATAGCCATATTCAACACAATTTGTGTGGTTATCAAATGAAAAACCAGGTATATGATGATTAGGGCATTCGCCCGAAACCATACTACACATATACATAACTAATATAAATTTTGTCATAAAATCCTATATTATCCTAGCTTATTATTTACTTGCATATCCCATAAAAATATATATATAAGAAAAGGCAATGGATAATAATATCACAAACAAAAACAAAAATAAAGGGGAAACAAATGCCTAAAAACATATCAAAAAAAATTCACGTTATTCTAACCGAAATTGAAATAACAAATATTCTTAATAGATTTTCTGTTGGGATGTTATCTGACAATTTAGATGACGAAGATAAAAATTTAGCGCGTAAATTAAACCACGCGTTAAAACAATGCGAAAGTGAGGGGTAATGATAAAATCAAAATCTGAAGCTTTCCAGGATTGGGTGAACGAAATGGACAAGGTACTTTCTGAAACTCAAACTATAACAATAGATGGTCAACCGATGGAAGCATCTGATGACCATTTTAAATCACAAATAAATAAACTTGCAAAAGTTCCACTAGTCCTAGATGATCAGGCTATATATCCACTTAATTTGTGGACCACATCTGATTTAGTCCATAGTGAAATTGATGCAAAAAATATGGAGGACGAATAATGTCTAAAGCAAAAAAGAAAAACGAAGATAATATAATACATATTACTCGTGATTACAGTATGTTTAAAACTGTAAAAGGTAACCGAACAATTGATAAAGGTCACGTCAAGAGATTGGTTAGAGAAATGAAAAAAAAGGATTTAGAACTCCCGATTTTTATTAACGAAAATGATGAAGTTATTGATGGTCAACATACCCTTGAGGCGCGTAAAGAGTTGAACAAACCGATACGTTATATAAGAGGTAAATTCGAAAATGAATTTGATGTTGCTGTTATGAATGCCAATAGAAAAAATTGGCCAATGACTGCTTATCTAAACTTTCACATTGAAAATGGTAAAAAAGATTATCAAATTGTAAAAGCCATGACTAGACAATACAGTTTACCGCTTGAGTGCGCTATGTTTTTGTTGACAGGTCGGTACTCAATGTGGAATAATTTAAGAGATGATTTCAAACAAGGTAAATTGAAAATCACTCACTTACAAAGATGTAATGATATTGGATCTTCTTTGATGTATTTAAAAAATAATTTTAACATCAAATTAACTAGAGGATTTATTACTGCATATGCGGTAGTGTCAGAACATCCTAAATTTAAGTGGGATCGTTTTAAAAATGCTTTGAAAACGAAGTCTGCTTTATTGTTGCGGGGTACGAATACAGAAGATTTTATTAGAGTATTTGATAAAGTCTATAACGGAAATACCCAAAATAAGATAAACTTTATTAGATATTTTATCGATAGAGATTATCAAAAAGATGAAGACTAATATAAAACAGAAAGAAAAAAATGGACATATCTAAATGGAAATCCTGTGCCGTTGACATTGATACTTATTGCATATTGCGTGCAATGGGTAGTCACGGTTTTAGGAAGCCCGCATCGATGATTGCTAAAATTACCGATGATGAGGTTAAGAAGATTGCTAAAAAGCAAAACGCCTCATATGAAAAAATAAAGGAAAATTTATTGGTGCAAGGGCGCAAGCTTTTGAACGGTAAATAATGGCCATGTTGAGCGGTGTCCGGTAGCCTGGACCCGCTCAATTAAAACACTTGCAATGAGGCTACATTCATTATAAAATTAATCATCGTATTCCAAATCACCTATATGGAAAAGTGGGGTTAAACACTTTACATTCAATAATCACGAAAAACTTTAATTAACTTAAATTTTGAGAGGTTAAGGTGTATGGTTACGATAATTTTGTTTTTAGACATATTTCCCGATTTTTTGGGAAACTTACATGCGGAGATTATCCATTCCATATCTTTTCCCTCTCCGCATGTAAAATAATGGAAGATTTAGATAGCCTAGCTGAAGAAAAATTAGAAATGTGTAAGGGCCTCTCAGGGGAGGAGCGATCTGAATTTATAGAAAATCATTTAGATGATTATTATTTTGCCATGAATATTGTTTCTAACCCTAAAGTATTAAGGCATTATCGTGAATTATTCACTAAACTTGTTAAAGATTTTGGGCATTAATATATCACGAGAACTGCTTCGTGAACAACGGCTACCGGAGGAACGGTTGTTTCAGGCAATAATTCTACAAGCTTTTGAAGATTCATTAAGTGTTGGCGAGCATAAACACGATGCTTATTGTAAACAAGATAGTTACGATTGGTTTACTAACGATACAAAAAATTTTAACAATGTTTGTTGGTTTGCTAATTTCGAGCCTGAAATTATTAGAGGTAAATTTAATGAATTAATATCTAAAAAAATTATTCGATATACGAAAGTTCAGTTGAAATGGTTAAGATACCGTTGGTTATATAAACAATATCGAGCTACTATTGATAAGGATACTAGGAGAAAAATTCTTAAAGAGATAAAAAGTATTGAAGGTCTTAAAAAAGCCCCTGAGGATAATAAGAAAAAACAATAAATAAAAACCTCAGGAGCCAAGAGAGCAAATAATGAAAAACACTATTTAAGTGATTTATAGCACAGGACAACGGATCAGTAAACAATTTATCCTCCCGAAGGCCCGAGAGTGTTTAAAAGGCTTATATGGACCATTAAAGGGTAAAATATCCTCCCCAGACCCCGAGAATTTATCCTCCCCAGACCCCAAAAATTATACTATATAGATTATACAGACCCCCGACAAAGAAAAAGTACCCCTTAGGGTAAATATGGTGTCCCTCGTGTCCCTCTAAGCAAATAAACTAGTAATAACAATGCTTTAAGTACCTTTTTATGGTGTCCCTATGGTGTCCCTATGGTGTCCCTCAGGGACACCTAACAAGTAATATTGCTTAAAGAGATACCCTTCGTAACTTTTTAGAGGTGTTCTAATGTGTTAAAATAATCTATATAGTAAAAATATGGCCCAGATAAAAAAAATAGAAAGATCCGACAAAGACTTAACTCCAAAACAAAGATTGTTTGTTGATATTCTCGTTGCCAATTGGGGCGAGATCACTTATGCTGAAGCTTGCAAACAAGCAAAATATGAGTGTAAAAATCCCACAGATTATTCCGCCATAGCTTCGAGACTTTTAAATAGAAGATTAAATCCCCACATAGCAAAATATTTAGACAAAAAATATGAAGAAGAAGTAAATAAATTTTCAAAAGATAAATTAAAAAGATTTAGAAGATTAGATAAGTTATCAAAAGAGGCTGAGAAAAATAAACAATTTAATGTATCTGTTCAAGCTGAATATAGATCCGGTCAGTTAGCGGGTATGTATGTTGATAAAAGAGAGGTTACCGTTTCAGGCCTTGAGGGTATGAGCCGTGATGAATTAGAAAATAAATTAAAAGAATTATCAACTAAAATAGACGGATACAATGCTAAAACAATTGAAGCGGAAACAACCGAGATCAAAGAAATTGAAAATTAATAGTTTTAGTGATTGGGTAAAAGTTTTTAATAAAAAGCATAACCAACATTTAAAAACAAGTATGGGGGTAGTCAGTGTCAAAACGAAAAATAACAGTAAATAAAAAAGCTAAAAATTGGCAAGATAGATATCCAATGATATCTTGCACATGGCTTGATATTTTATCGGATAGCTCCTGGCAATCAATTGATCAATTATTAAAATCAAATTTAGCAACGTGTGTTACTAAGGGCCACTTATTATCTCAAGCAAAAGGGGTTACAAGAATTTTTGGTGATTACTCTGCAAATGAAAAAGGTGAAATTGAAGAAATAGGTAATACTACAATTATTCCGAATAGTGTTATAGTAAAGATACAAAAAATTTAGTCGAGGTTAAATGTTTGTTTACAATTATCCACTCCACAACGAGTACAACCAAAAAGCGGTAATCGAACATTTATAGGCATTCAGGATAAAATACCGGACCCCCTCGACTAGGCCAATTTTATTTAATTTTTTAATTCTTTTCTTATTTTTTCGTAATTTTTTTTATTCCAAACCATTTGTTCTAATGGAATAACATCATAGCATTCATAAGAAAGTGATTTAAAAGATATTTCGACCTCATCAGGTATTTCTCCAAATACTATAAACCACATATCTTTATGCTCAGCGCACCTAATGACACTGTCACCAAACAGCATTCCTCTATTACCCAGATACTGCTCACATTTTTTTATTAATTGTTTTTGTTTCATTACTTATCCCTCCTTTTTGTTATTTTAAATTTATAAGATACAATGTTTGGATCCCCGTAAGGATTTGAATTGTTTGCATACATTACCGGGCAATCCTCCAACCATTTTTCAAACTTTTTTCTTGTATCTGCTTCATATTTCTTTGCGTGATTTTCTGATATAACCTCAGGTATTCTCCATTTTGTTTGATCGTTCATTCTAATTTCCCTCCTTCTTTATGAACATATTCCTCAATGTCTGAAAAAATACAGTTCATAGTTTCATCATCTAAATCTTCACTAGTTAAAACAACATCTTCATCATTTGGGTTTTTTAATATTATTCTCGTTCGATCCCACTGCCATGTTTTTTCTTTACTCATTACTCCTCCTCCCCGTCTTCCTCTGTTTGTTTTATTTCGTCTCCTCCATACTCAGTTTGGCTATCATCACCAAATTCAGTTCCCTTAAACGTAGCCTGAAATCTTCTCCCGGTCCCGCCCCCTTGATAAGTGTATCCTTCAGTCATTGAACAACCCAATGCAATGTCTTGGATTTCTTCCTCTGTTAACATTACATCACTTGCTATTTCATAACTCCTGGTGTCTTGTGAATACTCCTCGTAAGTATAATTATATTTTTTTACCATTACTCCTCCCCCTTTGCTCTGTTAAATGATTTTTCTAATTGTTCCTGTCTCCACTTATCCGTCTCCAAATTATCTAATTTTCTTACTATCCATAACAATAAATATATTGGTGTTAAGAAAAGTGTTATTAACAAAGTTATTTTCATTTTTTTCTCCTTTTAATTCTTTCTTTTAATTCTTTTTTAACTTTTTTAATGTTTTTGTTGTCCTCTTTAGAATTAAAAAAGGGCGCTCTCTCCATATTCTTAACCCAAGTTTTTAACTCGTTACCGTTCCAGTGTTTTATATTCATGTTAACTTCCTTTTTTTACAATCACTGCAAATTAAATCAAAATCAATTTCATTCAATTCTTGCATGTTTCCATATAATTCAACTCCATTACATTTTGAACAAATATCAAAACCTTGATTAGGGTTTTTTTCAATAATATCTAATTGTTGTTGTTCATTTAATTTCATTATTTATCCCCCTTTTGTTTACATAAACCTTGCTCAATTAAACTTTCTGCGGTCCTTCCAAACCTTCCCTGTAAACTCCAGGCCAGGCCCGTATCAATTAAATGTTGCCAAGCTTCCAGTATTTTCTCTTGATCATCACACTCAATAAAACCTTCTGCAATTCCTGTTGCTGTAAAGTTATTCATTATTTACCCTCCTCATATACTCCAACCGTTAACTGGAATTGGCCCTCTGAACAAATTGCAAAACCCAGATCTTTTTTAAAATCATAAAGTTTTGAAATCATCTCTAAAAATTGTTTTACTGATAATGCGGGTTCGTTGTCTGATCCAAAACCCGAACTGTCCACAAACAAACCTCCATTGTTCAAAATCTTCCAACTAAAGGGAACATTTAATTTATCTGCTATCATTTTTGTGTTAAATCGTCTCCAACCTTTAGGAACATAATCCCCAAGATTTACGATTTTTTTCAACGGTGTTACAAATCCCTCTTTAGCTTGTTCAATATCTTCTTCATCAAACCTTGTAGGCTTCACTGCATTCCGTTTTGATTTTCTTCCTTGCTCTTTGTTTAAAGCTACAATTGTTTCTATATCCATCATATATTTATCCTCTTTTCCTTTTTTTATGTTTTCTTTTGTTAGCTCAATGAGGCGGGTGACCCGCCCTAATTGAATTTTGTTTAATAAGTCCAATTCCATATTTTGTATGGGTCGTTTTTATCTTCTTCAAACTCCAGGTGATAACCCGTTGAATCCCCACCCATGCTATCGTACTCTGAAATCATTTTATTATTAAGATTGAATAATGCCTGTAAGTATTTTTTCTTATCCCCTACAATTTCTCCATTTTCAATTTGCTCTTTAAGTTTTATGATCTCGTTTTTAATTCCCTCCATTGCAATTGTTAACGCAAACTCTGAAGGTCTTCCATAATGTTCTTTTAAGTTTATTTTTTCATTCATTGTTTTTTCTCCTGTATTTATATTTATTAATTTATTAAACATAACCCACTATATCCCATGTAAATAAGACATTCAAGAACTTTTTTGTCGCACCTATATTCAACCTCAAGTTGTAATACTTTAGAACCATTCTAAATTAGTCCTCTGAAAAATCTCTCCACCCGGCCCGTCTACCATTATTTTTTTTTACCAGTTTATCTATTGTGGACCACAGCTTATCCCAATCCCCTTTGCTCGCAATCCATTCTGCAAGAGTTGATTTACATGTTCCGTGAGTAACTTTAATTTTACCATTCCATAATTTTATTTTTATTTCCGCTGACCCCTTTTCCATTATTCAAATGTCCCTTCTTGTTGGCTCAGGTTTGGAAGCGCCTCATAAACGCCTCCACTATTACAACCTACAGTTGAACTATCATAAGTCATAACCACACTGAGTGTTCTGTTATGCCAATCTAAAAATGGGTCTGATCCCATATCCTGGCGTATATTTTTGAAATAAATTTCCCGATTGCTTTTACACATCTTTAATTTTTTGCATTGCAATTTTAAAAAATCTAAATCTTTGTTTATTTTCATTATGCTCTAGCCCCCTCGTTTTTAAGACCGAATTGCTCAACCGCTTTTATTCTTTTTTCTTTTTCTTCATTGCTTAGACTGTCCCAATCTTCCGGGAAAGTTAGGCCCGCAATTTCGAAAAATCTTTTCTTTTGGGCTAGCTCTTTGTCTTTGTCCGTTGCTAATAATCCAAACATCATTGAAACCATTGATGTTGTTTTTAGCATGTCGTTTGAGTTTTCACCTTCAGGGCCTCTAGCTTTCACTAGGGCCTCTTTGAACTCATTACGTTTTAGTCTGTTTTGTTTTCTAGGGTATCCGGCCCAGTCTTCAATCCAGTTCAAATGTTTAGCCGTTGTAATGGACCACACATTTTCACACACAACGACCTCACTCGAATTTCTAGGTTGAAACGCAACGGGTGTTACGTATGAATAAAAAACTTTCATTCCGTCTTCCATTTGAAAATATAAATTTCTTGTTGATCTTAAATATATTTTTTTCATGATTGATCCCCTCTGTATTTTACAATATCGCCCAATTGAATATTTTCCCATTGAGCTAAATATTCCGACAATTGTTTTTTAATACTTATGCAACTCATAGAGTTTTTGTCTTCTTTTTTTAATTTTTCATGAGTTGAATTAACTAAATCTAATAAAAAGACAGCATTATTAAAACCTAGTTTTAAACCATTTATATTTATTGTTCTTTTCGTCATTTTCTTTTCCCTTTTGTTATGGGGGCTTGCGCCCCCTGTTTGATTTACCATAATTTTTTTGTACCTTTTAAATCATGGGCTTTTCTTAGTTCCGATCTTCTAGCTTCTTTGATGTCACTTTGAACTACTGTTTCATTAACAGCTTCTTCTTTAGTGAAGATCTTCTCTAATTCTTTTAAAACTTTTGGATCATTAAGCTTTTGAAAATTTATAGCTTTTGTAAATCCAAAAGGATCATTTATTTTTTTTGGCATTGTTTTTTCCTTTTTGTTATGGGGGCTTGCGCCCCCGTTGTTGTTAAAGTTCGCTAGCATGATCGCACACACCAGTCATTGAGTGAAATGGCTCAAAATACATTCCGTAAGTTTCCATATCTTTTTGAAGACCCTCAATAGCCTTTTCGTTATTTAATACCCCGTAGCCCGTACTGTCACAAAAATAATCTTGTGAAGGCAATCCGTCTATTGAGTAGTAAAATTTGTTATTAAAATTTTCATCAATTCCAAATTGAACCCATTTAACACCGAACTCATCTGATTGTTTAAGGTTGTCCCCTTTTTTCCATTCAATCCAACCAGTGTAGTGTTCATCATCAACCCATTTTTTGTAATCTTCTTTTGCGATATTATCCGGGTATCGAATATCACAAAGTACATAAAACCTTTTATCGTCAATTTTTTGTACTCTGATATTTTCCGCGTGTTCCTGGTTATCTTTTACTAGCTTAATCATTATTTTTTCTAGTTTTTTTAGTGTTAGTTTTTTCATTGTTATTTATCCTCTCTATTTAGTTTTTGGTTAAATTTTTCGCATGCTTCCTGGATAGATTTATAATATTTATTAGCTTCGGGGTGATCTTCAATTTTTGTAATACCCTTCTCCATTTGGCTAATTAAAGCTTTTTTCATTATTTCTTTTGCTTCCTTGAAACCAAGAATTGCGTCTTCATTTTGAAAACCGTAACCGTCCCAAAATTTTAAATCATAATCGTTCACACCTTCAACTTTTTCTTCTCTCTTTTCGATCTGTCCGATTATTTTATTTTGAAAAATAAAATCGTGAGTATTTTCCCATTTGCTCATTTTAACTTTAATCATTGTATCCTCGTTGTTTGTTGTCTTATTTTTTCTCATAAAGATAAGATATACCAAGACAATTTTTTTTAATACTGTCAAAAGTGTCACACCCCCAAATTAATTTCGTGTGTAAGTTGTGTTGTATTTTTACAACATTTATTGTAATTAAATCGCATGGCTAATCCTGAGAGTTTATTTTGGAAACAAATCAAAACCGCTTTATCCGAGCAAGGATATTTTTTAACGCGTGTTGAAACTCTCACCGTCTCAGGTGTTCCAGATGTTTTTGGAATTTATAAAGGGCGATCATTTTGGTGTGAATTAAAATCAAATCAGGTCAGTTATCCGGCATTAAATAAATATCAAATCGTATGGATCAATAGAGCTGTTAAGCATGGCGCGACTGTGTTGATCTTAGTTAAGGCCCAAAAGGACAAGGCCCTTAAAATATACAGAGTGAGTGATTTCTTTACTGATCCGCGTACCCTTAGCCCCGATTTTATTATTAAAATTCCTGTCAATTGGCCGTTGTTCGTGGATAAGTTTTCGCGTGCGCTGTTGACTTGATTAGTAGTGATAACTTTTCTTATCGTTAGTAATAAATCCTGGACCGTTGACCGTTATGAAGGCTCATTGGCCCGGCAATCCCGGACCGGTTTCCGCGCACAAAAAAGCACCTCGCGCGTAATTAGGTACTTACAAACGTGGCGCTTGTGGCAAGTCGAATACACGCAAAGGGGACCCATTTAAAATGGAATAGTTGCAAGTGTTTTTTTATTAGTTTATGTTAAAAGGGGACCCAATAGTTTTAGGTACCATAAGCACCCCCAGGGTATAAAAAAATTTATGAATTTAGATCAACTATCAGATGAGGAACTAAAAGACTTAGTTTTAAAAAGACAATTAGAATATATTAAAATTTGCCAAGATGACTTCTTAGCTTTTGCAAAAGCAGTATGGCCAGATTTTATTTATCGTAAAACAAAAAATCCAAGAAAATATGGACATCATCAATTAATTGCAAAGTCCTTTGAAAATATTGCTTTAGAGAAAGAAAAAAGATTAATTATCAACATGCCTCCAAGACATACTAAATCAGAATTTGCTTCCTATTTATTTCCAGCGTGGATGATTGGCCGTAATCCTAAAATGAAACTAATGCAGGTTTCACACAACGCTGAACTTGCAACAAGGTTCGGTAGTAAAGTAAGAAACTTAATGGAGACTGAAGAATACAAAATGATATTTGGAGATGTTAAACTAAGAGAAGATAGTAAAGCAAAAGGTAGATGGGAAACTAATCACGGTGGTGAATACTTTGCAGCTGGTGTGGGTGGTGCAATAACTGGACGGGGCGCTGATCTTTTAATAATAGATGATCCACATACGGAACAAGACTCAATGTCTGATTCAGCTATGGATCGTGCTTATGATTGGTATAGCTCAGGACCTAGACAACGTTTGCAACCAGGCGGAAGAATTGTAGTTGTCATGACCCGGTGGGCGACAGACGATTTAACTGGACGATTAGTAAAATCACAATCAGAACCAAAAGCAGATAAATGGAAAGTAATTGAGTTCCCAGCAATACTTCCGTCAGGAAAACCTGTTTGGCCTGAGTATTGGGACCTTAAAGATTTAGAAGCGGTCAAAGCATCAGTGTCCACTAAAAACTGGAACGCACAATATATGCAGGACCCAACTAGTGAAGAAGGTGCAATTATAAAAAGAGATTGGTGGAATAACTATGACAAGGAACATTTACCAAGACTACTACATGTTATTCAAAGTTATGATACAGCCTTTAGTGCTAAAGAGTCAGCCGATTATTCTGCAATAACCACGTGGGGAATATTTCAACCCGTTGAAGGATACGAAGATCATATAATATTATTAGATGCAATGAAGGGTAGGTATGACTTTCCAGATTTAAAAAATGTAGCAATTGAACAATATCATTACTGGGAACCAGAAACAGTAATCATTGAAGCTAAAGCTTCAGGTCAACCTTTAATTCATGAACTACGTAGAGCAGGAATACCAGTAATTGATTTTGTGCCTGCAAAAGGAAGGGACAAGTATACCAGAATAAACTCATGTGCCCCAGTATTTGAGTCCGGTATGGTTTGGGCCCCTTTAGATGATAAGTTTGCTCAAGACGTGGTAGAGGAATGTGCAGCATTTCCTAACGGACAATATGATGACTATGTTGATTCTATGACACAAGCTGTGTTAAGATATCGACAAGGTGGATTTGTTACAACGTACTCGGACGATTGGGACGACCCGCCAATAAAATTAGAAAAAGAATACAAATATTATTAGGAGATATTATGCTTAAAGGTAAACAACATAAACTAGATAAAAACAAAGATGGCAAAATATCTGGTGAAGATTTTAAAATGATGAAAAGAAAAAGAGGAGGAGCTACGAGAAAAAATCCAAACTCTCCTAAAGGGCAAAACCCTATTTCAGAATACGATAGAAAAGGTAAATTAAAATACACAGCTGCAAACAAAGGAGCTATAATGAATAAACCAGGAAAAGTTAAACCAATTAAAGCTGTATTAGGTATTGCTACAATGGGATTACTTGGTGCTAAAATGTTAAAAGATAAAAAGAAAAAAGCATTAGCGCTTCCAGGAGTTGGTGCTGCCGCACTTCTAGCTAAAAAGAAAAAAGATATTCTTGGTAAAAGATCTGGAGGTATGATGAAATATAAAAAAGGTGGCGGAGCTGATTCTGGTAAAGTTGGAGAAATGAAAAGTAAACTATCAGTTGGTTTAATGAAAGCTAATAAAATTTTTAGTAGATCAAAACCAAAAAGACCAAAAGGACCTAAACAAAGAACAATGACTCCACTTAAAAAAATGGGTGGCGGCATGATGATGAAACAATATAATAAAGGTGGTTCTGTTACTGCTAGCTGCAAGCTTGGTAGAAACAAAGCAACAAAACTTTATTAGTTGCTATTCAGCCACGGTAAGGTTAAAAGGATAAATATATATGGCTGTTGAGAAAAGTAACATTCCTGAAATAACTGAGGAAGAAAAAATGGTTCTAACAAAACCATACTTAGAGCCAGTAGATGAAATAACTATAGAAGGTGAAGAAGTTGAAGAACCTAATCTAGAAGATGACTTTAATGCAAACCTTGCAGAAGGTATGGATGAAAGAACTTTAGCTCGTATGGCAACAGAGCTAGTTGCTGATTACAAAAAAGATAGAGAATCAAGAAAAGATTGGGAAGATGCTTACATAAAAGGTTTAGATCTTTTAGGTGTTAAATATAGAGAAGTATCCAAACCGTTTAAAGGTGCTTCCAATGTCACTCATCCGTTGCTCGCGGAATCTGTTACGCAATTTCAAGCACAAGCTTATAAAGAATTAGTACCCTCTGATGGTCCGGTTAGAACTCAAATAGTTGGAGTGCAAAGTCCTCCAATAGAATTACAAGCAGATAGAGTTAAGGATTACATGAACTACATGTTAATGGAGAAGATGGAAGAGTATACAACAGATATGGACCAGATGCTTTTCTATTTACCATTGTCCGGTAGCACTTTTAAAAAAATATATTACGACTCATTAATGCAAAGGCCCGTATCTAAATTTATTCCCGCAGAAGATTTAGTGGTTCCTTATTATGCATCTGATTTGAAAGATACAGATAGAATTACACACGTGCAAAAGATGACGGAAAACGAAGTCTTAAAACAAATGGCAGCAGGTTTTTACCGTGAGGTAGAGTTGGCTAACAGCAACGAGACAACGGACAACGTGCAACAAAAAATTAATGAATTAGAGGGTGTTAAAAATACTGGAGACGATGCTTTAAATACTGTTCTTGAAATGCATGTCGATTTACATTTGGACGATTATGAAAAATTTGATTCAAGAGCAAAGAGTATTAAGATTCCTTATGTTGTAACTATCGATGAAGGTTCAAATGAAATTTTATCTATCTATAGAAACTACAGACCCGATGATCCTACCTATAAAAGAATAGAATATTTTGTACATTACAAATTTTTACCTGGTTTAGGTTTTTATGGCTTTGGCCTTACACACATGATTGGTGGTTTATCACAAGCTGCAACTCAATCTTTAAGACAATTGATTGATGCAGGTACTTTAAAAAATTTACCAGCAGGATTTAAATCACGTGGTATCAGAGTCAGAGATGATGACCAACCAATTCAGCCAGGAGAGTTTAGAGATGTAGATGCTCCAGGCGGAAATATAAGAGATCAATTTTTTAATTTACCATTTACAGAACCATCAACAACATTATTTAATCTTTTAGGATTTTTAGTTCAAGCAGGACAAAAATTTGCAGCAATAACAGATAATAATATTGGTAATGACGCTCAAAATAGAGCAGTTGGTACTACAGTTGCTATGATGGAACGAGGATCACGTGTAATGAGTGGTGTTCACAAGCGTTGTTACTACGCTATGAAGATAGAATTTAAAATTTTAGCAAGAATTATGGGTGAATTTTTACCTCCAGAATATCCTTACGATGTTTATGGTGGCCCGAGAATGATTAAAGCTGCAGATTTTGATAACCGAGTAGATATTTTACCGGTCGCTGATCCAAATATTATGAGTATGGCCCAAAGAGTTATGCTTGCACAAACACAATTACAAGTTGCTAGTTCAAATCCACAAATTCACAACATTCATGAAGCGTATAGACGTGTTTATGAGGCGTTAGGTACTAAACAAATAGAAGCATTATTGAAACCACCGCCACCGGCTCCCGAACCAATGGATCCTGCGAAGGAAAATGCACGTGCTTTACAGATGCAACTATTAACTGCTTTTGAATTTCAAGATCACGATGCTCATATTGCAGCTCACATGGCTTTTATGCAATCTAGAATGGTTCAAATAAACCCACAAGTTTATGCACTACTACAATCACACATTTCTGATCATGTTTCTTTTAAAGCAACACAAGAAGTGAGAGAACAATTAATGAATGACCCTAATATGGTACTACTTCAACAATCAAATCCACAAGAATTTCAAATTCGTTTTGATAAAGCAGTTGCAACAGCTGTTGCAGAGATTACAGAACAATTAATTCAAGGGGAAATGCAACAAGCAGCAGGAAAACAAGACCCACTTGTAAAATTAAAACAACAAGAGATAGATTTGAAAGCTATGGATCTACAAAGAAAAGCTGAAGAGACAAAAATGAAAGCTCAAATGGATATGCAGCAGGAAGCAGCACGATTAGATTTCCAATACGATAAGTTAAGTGAACAAGCACAACAGTCTGACGAACGATTACAAGTAGCAAGAGAAAAAATAGCAAGAAAATGAGGAAAGGTTTAAGCGGAGGAGTCAAATCTGGGCCACCACCTAAAAAAGGGCCAAACCCACAAGGAATTAAACTCAAGAATGCTAAAAAACTCTTACGAAAAGTTGTCAGAAAAAAATAAATTAATTTTTTTAGCTGGTTTATTTGATGGCGAAGGAAGTTTTGGTATCTGGGGTAAGGGTAATGGAAGAAAAACATTTCAGTGCGGTATTGAAATGGTAGATAAAGACATTTTAGATAGATTTTCAGAATTTTTTGGTGGAAGCGTCATGAAAGTTAGAATTAGAAGACCTCACTGGACTCAAACATGGAGATGGAGGCTCTCGGGTGCTAGGGCTTTCGAATGTATTGATCTTTTGATAGAATATATGTGTCAACGAAGACAGGAGAAATATTATAATGTGGTTAAGCGCAATTAAATTAGCTGTTAGTGCTGGTAGTAAAATTTACGCAAACAAACAAAAAGCTAAAATGGCAATGTCAGATGCACAATTATTACATGCAGAGCGACAAGCCCGAGGTGAGGAAGCTTACCAAGGAAAACTTTTAGAAGCTAGACAATCGGACTGGAAAGACGAGGCCGTTCTCGTAATTCTCACTCTGCCAATTTTGGTGATTGCTTGGGGGGTCTTCTCAGACGATCCGGGATCAGCAGAAAAGATAAAAATGTTCTTTGACCAGTTTCAGCAGCTCCCGGGATGGTTTACAAATTTATGGATTCTTGTCGTTGCGAGCATTTATGGTATAAAGGGAACACAAATATTTAAGGGTAAAAAATGAAACAAATAATTTTATTTATTTACCATTGGTCTACAAAACTAGCTTCATGGTCTTGGACAAAATTATATCAAAATAGAAATAGCATAGGTTATAAAAATGCCCAAAAATAAAAAAATTAAAAGTTATAAAAAGGGTGGAAGAACTGACGCTGAATCTCAATATGGTTCAGGATCTGTAGGATCTTATGATTCCTCAGCTAATAGATCGGGAAGAACACAAAGCACAAGGGGAGAAAATGGAGGAAGTGGTTATTCACAAAAATCTAAAATCGGTCCTGTTGTAAAAGACGTACCGTTTAAAAAACCTCTAGGTCCTATTGGATCAGCTGTTGTTTCAAGTATATTTCCTGGTTTAGGACCAGCTATTAATTATGGTGCTAAACAACAATACAAAAGTAGACAAAAGTTTGCAAAAAAAAAGGGTTTGTATAGAGATAATTACAAAACTACAGGTAAAGTTTTACAACCCAATTCACCTACTGGAAAACAACTTGTTAAAGATGCGGGATTTAATAAACGAATACCCCAGCCTATAATAGATCGAAATAACGGAAAAAAATTATTACCTATACCCCCTAAAGCTGCAGAAGCTGCAGAAGCTGCATCAGTGAATGAAAGTTCTTACAAAAAACCTACAGTCACGGATGGTGTTTTTAATTACAGTGTAGGGTTAAAAAAAGGTGGTTTATTAATTCAAGGTAAACCAAAATTAGCTAAAAAAGGATGGAAATGAATTTAGAAAGAGACTTACAAAAACTAAAAAAAGAAAAACAACAAAAAGAATCTGCGATTGCTCAGCTTCGTAAAAGAAGTAAAGATTCAATGGCTAGACCAAGAGCAGAAAAAAATATACTATCAACTAATCCAAGGATGCAAAGAATATGACAAAGTTATGTGCTAGAGGCAAATCAGCTGCTAAAAGAAAATTTAAAGTTTACCCCTCAGCTTATGCAAACGCATATGCATCTAAAATTTGTGCTGGAAAAGCTAAAGATCCCTCAGGAGTAAAAAGAAAAGATTGGGGACCTAAGAAAGCCAAAGTTGGTATGGCTGTGACTGCAGGCTCACAATCTGCTACAGGTAGATTAGAAAAATCTGGTATGAAAATGATGAGCGGTGGTTTTGGTATTTTTAGCAAGAAAAAAAAGAAAGAAGAAAAATCTCAACAAGTAAAAAATACTAAAAAGAAAAAAAATAGATTAGAAGAATTAAAAAAAGAAATTAGTAATATGAATACTGGTGGCGAAATGAAAATTAAAAAAGTAGTCAAAGGTTTAGAAAAAGCATCTAAACTTCATGCTAATCAAGCTAAAACTTTAAAAACAATCAAAGTTAGGGGCGGTGGCATGGCAATTAAAGGAACAAATTTTAAAGGTGTGTTTTAATGAACAAGAAAGGTTCTTGTTGGGAAGGCTACATCCAAAAAGGAATGAAAAAAAAAGGGAATCGTATGGTTCCTAATTGTGTACCTGGCATGAAATCAGGTGGACTAACAAAATGGTTTAATGAAAAATGGGTAGATATAGGAGCAAAGAAAAAAGGTGGAAAGTATCAAGAGTGTGGAAGAAAATCTGCCAGTGGTTCAAAACGGAAGTATCCGAAGTGCGTGCCACTTGCAAAAGCCACAGCGATGTCAAAGTCGCAAAAGGCCTCTGCTGTTGCCAGAAAAAGGTCAGCAAGTAATGCAGGGCCAAAACCAACTAACGTGAGGACATAGAATGTGGAAATGGATAAAAAATTTATTTAAGCCAAAAAGAATATCACCAGATATTGAGTCTGTTAAACCAAAAATAGACTTAACAGGTCTTACTAAAGGTGATATAAAGAAATTAAAAGCAAAAGGAAAATTATAATGAGTAAAGAAAAAAAACCTAAAGTAAAAGTTATTGGTGTAGGAAAAGCAAAAGACTATCCAGGCATTAAAAAAATTATTGAGATGAATAAAAAAGGCAAAAAAAGATTCTCAAAAGGTGGAATGTCTAGAGGTGGTGGAGCTGCAATAAAGGGAACAAAATTCGAAGGCGTTTTTTAGTTTACAAAAATATTAAATAATATATAGATTCTTTATGAGTCTACGAACTACGCTTTTACAAGCATTAGAAGATAGATACAATGCTCAAATATCTGAAGCTGATGCAACTATACAAATTTATTTAGAAAAACCTGTAGCAATTGGAGAGCACCCCCAACACCTTGATGAAATAGATAAATTGCTCGAAAAAATTTCTACAGCTGAAGAAAAACTTGAAGCTCTTCAACAATTTAAATTATGATTGAAGGTGATAGTCAAGAATACGAAATATTAATTGAAGCTTGTAAATCTTTAACCTCTGATAATTTATTTACAGCAGAAATTGGTGTGAGACGAGGATTAGGTTCAAAATTAATATTAATGAACTTAAAAAATAAAAATCATTGGCACATAGGTATAGATCCATATGGTAATTTATCCTACGCTCATTTTGATAAACACAAACCTATTACTTGTAATTATACAAACAGCATGAAACTTGAATTAATAAAAGACTTAGATTATGAAAATTTTACATTGTTTCCAATGGAAGACGATGAGTTTATGAAAAGATTTTCTGACGGTGTGCCTATCTACAAAAAAAATAAACAAATAATTAATACATATGATTTAGTTCATTTTGATGGACCACATAAAACAAAAGATGTTATAAAAGAAGCTATATTTTTTGGAGAAAGATCTAAAGTAGGTTCAATTTTTGTTTTTGATGATTATCCGTATTACGATATAGATGCAGTTTTAAAAATTATTGTAAATGAATTTAGTTTTGATTTATTAAAACAAGGTAAAAGTAAACTTTCATTAATTAAAAAATAAATGGACATAGATACAATTTCACTCGTACAGCACAGACTTAAAAAAAGAATTAATCAAATAAAAGAACAAGCATTCTACGGAGTTGACACTATGGAAAAACTGCAATATGCTAGAGGGCAAATCAGATCTTTAGAAGATCTGCAACAGGATCTTAAAGACCTGCTGTCAACAACGGAGTATGAAGATGAACAAGTCCACGGAAATACCGAAGAGGACTAATGCACTTCTCGATGCTTATAAAGCTAAAGAAGAAATTGAAACAGTCCTTGATCCAAAAGCGATCGACAAATCAACATTAGAAAGTTTACCAACCCCGACTGGTTATAGAATTTTAGTATTGCCATTTTCGGGCCCTAAAAAAACTAAAGGTGGTTTATGGCTTTCTGACACAACACAAGAAACAATACAGATGACTACCGTGTGTGGTCTAGTGTTAAAAATGGGAGATCTTTGTTATCACGACAAAGAAAAATTTCCAAAAGGGCCTTGGTGTAAACTAAATGAATGGGTTATTTTTAGTAGATACGCTGGTTCAAGATTCAAAATAGATGGAGGAGAAGTAAGAGTTTTAAATGACGATGAAGTTATTTCAACTATTAAAGATCCTAACGATATTTTGCACCATTATTAAGGAGGATAAATGGCAGAAGACAAAACAAATCCAGAAGTTGAAATAGATACTTCTGGTGTTAACGAAGAAACAATAGAAGTAGATGCACCAAAAGTTTCAAATGAAGCTTTTGAAAAAAAACAAGATGTAGACTTAGGTTATGTAGATGTAAGCGGTGGTGGTAAAACTGCCAAAGAACTTTTACAAGAAACAAAAGAACAAACTGAGGAAGAACCTAAACCTACTGAAACTGAAGTTGAGGTAAAACCTGAAGCTGAAACAGATGAAGAAGGTCTTCAAGATTATTCTGAAAAAGTTAAAAAAAGAATTTCTAAATTAACTTTTCAAATAAGAGAAGCTGAAAGAAGAGAAAAAGCTGCAGTTGAGTATGCAAAAGGTATCAAAAATAAATACGAGACAATTGAGAAAAAGTTTAATGAAACTGATTCTAATTATCTCAAGGAATACGGTTCTAGAGTAGATGCTGAAAGAGAAAAAGTAAAAAATTCTTTAAAAGCTGCGCTTGAAGCTAATGATGTTGATGCAATTACAGAAGCTCAAGATTCGCTTTCTAGGCTTTCGGTAGAAAAAGAAAAGGTAGCTTTAGCTCAAGCTGAAAAAGAAGTTAAAGCTAAAAAAGCCGAAGAAGAAAAAACAGAAGAAGTACCGTCACAATTATCCCCTAAAATATCTACAAAAGCTCAAACTTGGGCTGAAGATAATGAATGGTTTGGATCTGACAGAGTGTTAACTTCTGCTGCTATGGGTATTCACGAAGATCTTGTACAGCAGGGAATTGACGCAGAGAGTGATGAATACTATAATCAAATAAACAAACGTATGAAGGAGTATTTCCCTCAAAAGTTTGCACAGAAAACTACAGAAGAAGTTACACCTACGAAGCAACCCGTCCAAAACGTAGGCTCAGTTAGTAGAAGATCTGGAGGACGCAAATCTGTGAAACTCACCAAATCACAGGTAGTTATCGCTAAGAAATTAGGGGTGCCGCTAGAGGAATACGCAAAATACGTGAAGGAAGGAGCCTAATATGAATAAATTAAAAACTTCACGCGAGTCTGAATCTAGAACTAAACTTTCTAGAAAGAAAGATTG